TCGGCAAGTTAAAACCGTCACCTATGCCTTCCTTTACGGGGCAGGTGATGCCAAACTAGGAAAGAGTTACGATGCTCAACTTTCTGAACAGCAGGCAAAGAAGAAGGGCAAAGAGATCCGCCAGGCTTACATGGATGCAGTACCAGGACTTGAGAAACTGGTTTCTGCGGTTAAGTCCAAGGCGGAATCTGGTTACATCAATTTGTGTGACTCTCGCCGCTGCACTGTTGATGGTAGCCACAAAGCCCTCAACTATCTCCTACAAGGATCCGCTGGTGTAATTGCCAAGCGATGGATGCTTATCAACCACGACAACACACGTGAGCTTTGCTGCTCACAACTAGCATTTGTTCATGACGAAATCCAATTCGAGTGTTCTCCCGAGCACGTCGAACCATTACGAACATCCCTGGTACAGTCAGCTGAGGAAGCTGGACGCTACTACAATCTTAGAATCCCAATCGCCGCCGAAGCACAGGTTGGCGACAACTGGAGTGAAGTACACTAATGGCAACCAAATCTAAAACATCCCTTGGACGTGTTGAGTTTCAATCACGTGCCAAGTACAAACACACCCGACAAGGTAACGGCAAACGTAGTCTTCCTTCGCACGGGCGCAAGCTCCGTCGGGGGCAAGGTAAGTGAGTGCACTAATTGATTGCGACTACATCGTTTATAAGTCCTGCACTGCCTGCGAATACGACGTGGACTGGGGAGACGAGGTTATACTTGTCCAGTCACGGTTCACCGACGCCTACAAAATGGTCGAACGAGAACTATTCAAGATTTCAAATGATCTTGGATGTTTCGACGATTCTATTTTGTTTTTTACTGATAGTATCAATTTTCGTAAGCGCATTGACCCAGCGTATAAAGGACATCGAAACCGCAAGAAACCGTGCGGGTATCGACGGGTCATCAACAAGCTCAAGGAAGAGTACAACGTTGTTGTGATGCCTGAGCTAGAAGCTGATGATGCTATGGGCATCTACGCTACTAAAGAACCGGGACACATTATCTGCAGTCCCGACAAAGACATGCGACAGATACCTGGAGAACTGTATGATTTTTCTGATGGAGTTGTCACCATCACCAAAGAAGAAGGTGAGCGCTGGCACTACGTTCAGACGCTGGCTGGTGACCAAACTGATGGATATAGCGGAGTTCCTGGATTCGGGGTCAAACGTGCAGAAGCCTTCTTTGAAGAGAACGGCTACACGTGGGGATCAATCGTTAAAGCATTTGAGTCAAAAGGACTTGACGAATCTACTGCTCTCCGAAATGCACAACTTGCAAAGATTCTCCAATGTACCGATTATGACTTCGCTACCGAGTCCGTCAAACTATGGACCCCCGCCCCCGATCGTTGAACTTACTATTGAACAGCAGTTCAAAATGCGTCAGATTGAGGACGCTCTTAAAAATGAACAGAGTGCTAAGGAGGACATCATTACTGTCTTCCTTGCTCTCCAAAAGCAGAATTTTGTACTCTCCAATTCACTCACTAACCTCTTAAAACATTGGCCAAAACCAACTCAACTGGACCCGACTACTATCGACGAGGTTCTATCCAAGTTTGGGATTTCATCCGAGACCAAGGACTGAGTTTCCACCTGGGTAACGCCGTTAAATACATCTGCCGTGCAGGTTACAAAGATGACCGCATTGCAGACCTTCGTAAAGCTATCCACTACCTACAGAACGAACTAGAAAATGAAATCCTTTTTGAGCGCTCAAGCGTCGGAGTTTCGCCATGGCTACCAAGTGACGAACGATACTGGGCCAGCTTCACGGGAGATGCAGAAGTGTTTGATCGTTGAGGAGTTTAAAGAGTTCCTGGAAGCTGAACAACAGCTGTTGTACGGCTACACACGTAACGCTGAGGATTGTTTAAAAGAGCTTGCAGACCTTGTTTATGTCTGCTATCAATACGCTGCTAATCTGAACTGGGATTTAGATGTAGCACTAGACCGTGTACACCAGAGCAACATGAGTAAGCTAGGTGAAGACGGTAAACCCATCCGCCGTGAAGACGGCAAGATCCTTAAAGGACCTAACTACCAACCCCCTACCCTCACTGATCTCGTTTAATAATGTCCGCCACTACCAAAGAACTTGTCGCTCGTACTGGGCGCGTACAGTCATGGATTGACGACCCCACCTCCCGCCTACCCGTTTCCTGCACTGTCTTTGTGGTGGAGGATTCTATGGAAGGTGCCAATGGAATCGAAGCAAGCTGGAGATTCGTCTCTCATGCTCTCCGATATGGAGCAGGAGTTGCAGTCCATCTATCAAAGCTCCGAGCCAAAGGAGCAGAAAATGAAAAAGGTCTTGTTGCTTCTGGACCTGTATCGTTCGCACGAATCTACTCAACCCTGAATGAAACACTCCGTAGAGGCGGGGTCTACAAAAACGGAGCTGTGGTGTGCCACCTCGATCTCCGGCACAGTGACATCCTTGAGTTCATTCAAGCTCCACGAGCTGAACTGCCTTGGGTGAAGCGTTGCGTTAACATCAACGACCATTGGTGGGAAGAGGCAACACCTAACGTAAAGCAAGCACTGCTTCAAGGTATCCGCCAGGGTGACATCTGGCTTAACAAAACTAAAATTGATGCATATGGAAACCGAATCCGTGGTAACGTCTGCCTTGAGGTTTACTTGCCGTCACGAGGAACTTGCTTGTTGCAGCATGTCAATCTCGCTGCCTGTGACGTCGAAGACATCGCACCGGCTTTCGTTAAAGGTATGTCCGAGTTGTGCAGTCTCCATAGCAGGACAGGCGTTGGAGAGTCTGGCGAATACCTGTCACCCGAAATCGACCGACAAGTCGGATTGGGAATGCTCGGTCTTGCCAACCTGCTAC